ACAGCAAAAAGTACCTGAAGAAACACATAGGTACTCAAAATTAAGTCTCTTGATTGCTTTTTTACCGTATGCGTTTTTAGTTGAGTGAAAAAGAGAAAGTTAACTGTTACATTATAGTATTGATTTGTGCTATAATGTACAAAATTTATTTTAACGCCCATGTTTCGGCGTTGTCATCCCAGTATAGTCCAGCATCATTTTTTAAATTTTCCCATTTCTCTTTTGGTGTGTCCTTCTTGGGATCCCCATACCAAATAGCTGCTCTGTGTCTGCACCTTGGCTCCTGCAGGCATCTTTCAGCGTAAGAGCTCTGCTCTGTATTCCATGTAAATACCTGTCCCAAAAGGGCAACGTGCCAGGGGCGTGCTCTCTCATCGGCAGGCCCGACAAAGACCCACTTATCAAAGCCCTGCCCTATAAGCTGCGCTTTCCTCCCTGCTTCATAACTCGCATGACTCGCCTGTTCTCCCAATAACTCAGAATAAGTTTTCACCGATGCTGAATATTTCTTCGTAATAACCTTCTCAACTTCGGAAATTTTTAAGTTCTTATCTACATACAGTTCCTTGCGAACCTTCCCGACATTATCAATGACCACTTTTTCCCGCCCGTCCAGTACATCATCCAGCCTCTTCTTAATTTCGTCCTGGACTTCCGGCGTGACCTGCCCGCCTGCCTGGTCAATGATCTCCTTTGTTGTGGTTAGGATTTGAGCCTGGGCTATGTCATTGAATTTTGATAGGTAGCCGAGGTATAGGGCAGCAAGCACGGCAATTTCTGCTTTTTCTTCTTCGGTTAAACCTTCGTCTTCAGGGTCTTCAGGCTCTGCTGATTGAATAGATTTATGTTTCTCTCCTGCTGTCCGGCCTGCTATGAAATTCGCAGAGATTTCAATTGCCAGGGCTTCAGCTTGAGTTTTTTCTATTTGAGAGAAGGCTTTTTTTAGGGATTTTGAGAAGTTGGATAGGAAGGGCATTATTAATGCTCCTCAAAAAGTTCGTCCATCGTTTCTTTTGCAGTCTCGTAAGCCTCTTTCAGCCTCTTAGTTACCTTTTTTTCATCAAATCCGCTCGGCGCAGTCGGAGAAGCAGAAATTAACCCCTGCTCCTCCAAGACACTTACTAGACAAGCTTTCAAAATTGCATTAACCTGTGCTGCTGTCTGTGGCTCAATAGCAGCCTCATAGTTGTCCAATCCTAATAGCCCGAAGCCGTACTCATCTCCTAGAGCCTGTACGTCTGCCTGAGAGCCTCCTAGAGCCTTGACCTGTACGAGTGTTTCGGCTTTGAGTTTGAGAGTTTCAGCTTCTTCCTTGAGGTTTTTCGTATCAGGAGTTTCCAAGATGAAATGAGCTTTGATATCTTCAAATGAATATGTTACAGTTCCTTCTTCAGTTTTGACAGTCCATTTTTTACCGGCAAACTGTTTTTTAATTAAGTCGTCTGCAAGAGCTTCATAATCTGTACGTTTGCCTGCTTGAATATTATTGAATACCTGGACTATATTTCGTGAAGAAGCCAGCTCCGTACCTTTTGCAGAAATTAAGGCAATTGGTAGCCCGAACCCTAAACAAATCTCTTCATTCAAATTTGCTATAAGGCCTTGGATAAGCTGGAAAGATACAGTTCTTGAAGATTCGACGGGTTTTATTTGCAGATCCGGGCCTGAAGCGAAAACTCCGCCATCCTTAAGACTCTGGATAAGTCCTTTGGAAGCGTCTTTCATGGCAGCGACCCAGGCTTCAAAGTTCGCTAATTCTGCAGCATACTGAGCCGGATTATCGGTTTGCAATGCTGAAGACGGTTTCCTGGGATTTGATGTAATAATTACAGGGTTCCCTAGAGCATCTTTTGATTCTTTTAGAACTCCGGAAATCAAATGAAGGAAAGGACTGAGAACAACATAAATTAAATTTGGACTGTTGACTAATAGAAGTCTCTTAAGCCAGACCGCAAGTAGTACGGAATCAATAGGTGCAGGATTATAAGTTTCCCTGTAATCATCATCTGAAGTTTGAGTATATTTAACATCTGTGTTATGCATTGCAAAAATACGCTCAGATGAGCCTATTCTCAGGTTGTTAATGTCACTTATTGAATATTTTGTTTTATAAGTCTCGAACAGATCATAGACTTTCGAATTGTTTCCGGTTTCCCTGTCCTGGACCCATGTATCATAAATATTCGGGATATCTGCGCCGAATGGGATAAACCAACTATCGACGTCTATCGTTGTACTCATCTGTGACCATGACGTTTTGACCTGGGCTTTCTGGTGGTATGCGATAATCGAACTGTCCCAGGGATCTTCGTACACTTCCATACTTGCCGGGTCCAGCCGTCCGAGACTTGCAATATTTCCCTGTTTATCTGGGTCAGCTCTCCTATATGAGTGACCAACTAAAAAGGCATAGTCCAGAAAGTCCTCTCGGAAGACTTTCATTATTTTAAGACTTTCGAGATAGTCGGTAATTTCTTCAATTGCTTCTGAATAGAGTTTATTATCGCTTGTGATAATTTTATAGTCTTTGAGAAGTACGTTTTTTAGGTATGGATAAATAGTCCCGCTTATCATGGGGTCGGCTAGGAATGCTTCTTTTCGGAGTGAAGGGGTTGCTTTTGGGAGTTTGTGTTTGGTTTCTGAGATCCATTTTAAGATGTCGGAATGATAGGTAAATTGTTCGCGTTCGGCTGCTACGCTTGCGCCTACGGTAGTTGTTTGGGGGTCATTTTGTGGAGTTGGGGAAGCTGAAAATATGAAATTAGGGAAAGGCATACAGGAAAGAAGTTTAAAAATAGTTATAAAAGAAAATTAAAAAACATTTTTAAATTGAGTCATTAAAACGCCATCTAAATTAGAATTCCCGTACTTATCAAACTCTTTATCAAAGAAAGTACAGAATCTTACCTCTTCGTATCCTACAAGTGAAGCATATTTATCATAATGTGAGCAGTAAGGTAGATTATTACTGACGATATAAGCCCATATATCCCTAGCTTTCATGTGACGGACTGGAAAACAATTGGGTAGTACTGAATCATTTTCAAAGAGATCTGAAACTCTTCTGGCTCGCTTACATCCTTCCTGAGCTCGAAGTCCAACAAAGGATAAATCGTAACCTTCTGCTTTCAATCCTGGTAGTACTCTACCATAGAGCATCCTGCCTAAAACACTTATAGCCTCTCTCTTTTTCTGCTTATATACTTCTGTACTATCTACTCTAATGTTCTTAGCTCCGATCTTATACGCCATATCAATTACTTCTTTTTCCAGTTCTCTAGGCATGTAATACGGCCCATAATCCCAATGAAAAATTAAAGTGTCTATGTTTTCCTGCAAGACTGCATGAGACATTACAAGAGAGTCCTTCCCTCCTGAATAGGCAACGTAAGGATTAGAGTACTCAGAAAACGCCTTAGAAACGTTCTCCTCAAGTTGCCTTACGGCTTCTTGGTATTCGTCTGTTTCTGCGTACATCAGGTACATTTCTTTATCTATTGGATTCATTTTCTCAGCTCGTCTTCGCATTTTTCGCAGCAATAATATGTTTTAGTTTCGCCCCTCTCCGATTGGTAGCTGTGAAAATCGGTCAATTCTCCGCATCGGAAACACGGCCCTTCCTCAGTCATATACAAAGCCCCTTGCACTCACACCATTGGCAAGCGTATGATCTTTTCTTTTTGAACTCGTAATTACTGATGCCATCTAGAGCACTTTTAATCTTTTTTTCAGTCCTGTTTCGTACTGCTCCATTGTATATAGACTGGGCTTCATATCTGAAACCATCCTTCAGAAAAACAAATGTGAACTTCCTCAAGTTGTGTTTGTACTTCTGCTTGAATAATTCATTCAGAATGTACGCCTGAATCTCATAATCACTGTCGTATTTTTCGTTATGCTTGCTTGCTTTCCAGTCTACGCCCTGTCTTTCTTCGACCCAATGAGCATCAAATATTCCTATGAACGGTTTTCCAAAAATCATCCCTCTGAATATTCCTGGGTTATTTGGGTCTTCGTAAGTCGTTTCAAATATCGGATTTGCCGGCATTTCTGAAAGGAATTCCTGTGCAACATTTAACATTTTTTGTCTTTCTGGGGCTTCGGATGTAAAAATGCCCTTTGAAATGTCTTCATGTATCGAAGACCCTGTTAATAGTGGCTGAAATTTAGTTTCCACTTTGACTTTATAAATAAATGCCAACAGGAATTTATATTCACATCTTCGATACGTGAGAATGTGGGAAGGAGAGTAACCTCGTGGGAGTGGAGGCTTCCCGAAGGTTTGTAAGTTCGTTTGTTTCACAGGACATTCCACCATTTAGCCCGTAATTCTTCCTTCTTCATAGCCTGCGTATTAACAGGCAGGTTGTTTTCGTAGTCGCATAAAAGTACCTGTCTGCATTGCTGGCGGTGAATCGAGTCTACATCTGGTTGTTTCGAGAACCTCTTTTTAAGTCGTTCCCTGTGAGCTTCTTCCATAGGTGAGGACTCTATCAGGTAATCCCTGTAATCCTTCCATGATTGAAAAGCTCCTGGTAGCTCTTCAGCCTGATACATCATTGATTCCCTAGCATACTTCGCGGCTGCATGAATCCCTTTAAGCCTGTTACACAACTTTTCATAAGTTTCCGGCTCGATCTCCTGAAGCTCGGACAGGCAAGCAAAGGATTTCTCGTGGATCAGGTTTGATATCCTGATACCGTTTACGCTTTTCCCTTTCAGACAGTACATTTTATCATACACTGGATTGTACGGGATCTCGTTGTCTGCTATGTACTTCCAGATGTCACCGAATGTCCAATCATAGATAGGATAGAACCTGAAACACTTTTCATTTTTCGTCTTTGTACTCCACGGAATCCCGTCATATCCAGGGTTTTTCGTGACGGCCCTAAACCTGTTCATAGACTCCTTAGAGCGAAGCCCTACGAAGAAAGCTGTTTTCTCGGTCTGCTGCTGCTCGAACCAATCAAAGAAGTCATAGAATCTTTTTGGATAGTCCTCTTTGATTTCTTTTATAGCGATTTCTTCTTTAGGTCTTAACCATTCTTCACCCGGACCCCATGCGTATAAGAAAGGCTGATCGTATGATGTCGCATTGGTCATTCGGATAGGAACCTGAAACCAATAAGGTTCTACAAGCGGGTGCTTCATCATTTCCCGCATTATCTGAACGGTCCCTTCGTATTCTGCTTCTTGATCGAGGAAAAATAACTTAATCTTCCTGCCTCTCTTCTGAGCTTCCTCTAAACAGAGATGATAAAGAACTGTTGAGTCCTTGCCAGAAGATACTGAAACAAAGATATTCTCGAACTCGTCAAATACCTTTGCTATACGGAGTCTTGCAGCTTCTAAAACGGAGATATCCCAATATCTAATCACTGTAAGGCCTCCACGATGTTATTGACCTCTTCCATTTTGGTAACTAACTTACCGGTAAGATATTCATCTATTTTTAGGTCTGTTCTGATTATCTGGACATTCTCGGGAGTTTCAAAGATCTTGAATTCCTGCGGTATTTTCCGTTCTTTACAGTGTTCTTTTGCGTAGGCAGTCAACTGTTTTAATATTGGCTGGATGCTGTCATACGTTTCAAATAGGTCAGCTTTTAGAGTTTGGTATCCTTCGTGAACATCGGCAGACATTTCTATAATTTTTATTTCTGGCTCTGAGAAATACTTATCATAGTCAATCTGCACATTTCCAGCAGCCCATTCTTTGATATTTTCAATTGATAGAGGGTTTTCTGTCCGTACTCCTTCGAGAAAAGCGTTATAATGTGATTCCAGGAGGTAACTATAAGTGTACTCTCCTGTCTGGATTCCTGCCAAGTTGAAGTGCGGCCAGATCCTCCAGAGTGGGCCCATGTATGGAGCGATATCAACACAATATTTTTGTATTCCAGCAGGCATATTATATTGTAGCAGGTCCCAGACTGGATGAAAGCGAGTTGAAGTCGTGAACATCTTGTTAAGACCTACGAAAACGACAGCTGTTTTCCCAGAGAAGTAATCCTGAGTTTGGAAGGTTTGGCACAACTTTTCAAACTCTATAAATTCACAGTCTGGTATTTTTGGTAACTTCTTTGCATACTGTTTATGGTAGACACACGCGGACCTTTCAAGATCAAAGACTAAGTTCTCTGGATGTTTAGTGAAGGTTACACTTTTCATAGAAAACACCTGCCTTTGCTGCTCGGTCTATTGCTACTGCCAATCTTCTTTTATTAAGTTCTGTTCCATAGAATTTAGCACCGAATTTATGAGCTGCGAGAAGTGTAAGCCCTCTTCCAGTACAAAGGTCTGCAACACTTCCGGGCTGTTCAAACATTATTGCCCTGTAAGGTGTTACTTCGTCGTCAAGTCCTGTAAAGTCTTGCTCTAAAACGTTTTCACCTGCTCGGAGGAGGTAACACGGATTTTTCTTATAATATGTGATCTGCCAGTCCTGCACGATGGGGAAAAGTTGGTTTAATCTGCCTATGAAATCCTGCTTATGTTGCTTTCCGATTTCAAGATAACATACTTCAGGCCCAATATGTTTAATTTTATCGAAAAGACAATCCATAAAACTTTCAAATGAATCTATGTAACTGTTCATCCCTGCCTTCGTGATAAATGAATTCACGTTCCCTTTGTTCCAGGGAGAATCCATATAGACCATTTCGGCTTCGATCTCGAAAGGTAAATCATTTCTGAGGTCTGCAACTGCTATTCTTGACTGACTGAATGGCTCTTGCCAGATTTCACCCTCTTCTATCGGGTATTTCTCCCATGAATCACCGTATTTCCATTTCATCAAGTTCACCCCATGCTTTACTATATTCTTTATTTGCGAATCTTGCAGCTATCCCGGTTATCTGTTTTAGCCTTACAAGTTCTTCAGATGATTTCCCCAGGTTCTTTGATAGTTCTTCGTCTGCCCGTCCAAGTTCTACCAGTTCCCTGATAACCTGTCCTTCCTTCTCTACGTAGTGCTTGCCTTTTGTTTCATTGAAAAGTAAGGTAGCTTCTCTCTGGTCAGCTTCGTCGCCTTCTATGCAGACTCTAGGAAGATAATGATACATCCTCTCAGATAATACAGGGTCAGTACTTCCGGTGTAATTCCTATGCCAGCCGTCTATTATCCTACCTTCTTTCATTGAAACAATTGCCTGAGACATGCCGTATTTTCTCATGGAACCGACTAACATTTTTCTTTCATTGTCTGCCATGTGGTTAGGATTCCAGCCGTTAGCCTTTAAGGTTTCAGCCGGGACCCATTCAACGAAATCTATAGGCTCGAATGAGAAAGGGCTTATTTCGTGTAATATCCGGCGGGCTTCGTTCAGGAAATTGACCTTCTCTTCTAATGGAAGGTTCGAAGCCTCTTGAGCTATTGCTTTTATCCGGTCTATTAAGGAAGGTTGTATATCTTCAAGCGTTGTTTGTTTCACGTTTATCTACCTCTAAAAACAGCTTACCGTTATCATCCAGTACCCATTCAGCTTTGGTTCCTTTTTTTATTTTTTTGGCTTTCGCGATAGCCTTCGGTATAGTGATAACTAAAGCACCTGTGCTAGAATTTTCTTGTACTATCATATATACTAGTATGTGTACTATCATATATATAGGTATCGATACTAGAAAAAAGGAAATTAATTAGAAAAAAGAATCTTAGCCCCCGGCACACAACACATAGTCGCCTTATTCCTTGCCCAATAAGGAATCTTATAAGTTAGCTGCATGGTATGTTCAGGAATCCCTCTATACTGAATCGCCTTAAATGGTATCGGACGCATACAAATATCACCATCAAACAGGCTTTTATCTGTGGCTTCTGCTGTAACTTCAACCCGGTTTATTATGCCGTACCCTTTCGCTCGATCCTTGCCAAGTGCCGGGACTGCCTCAAGAAGCTTTTTACATAGAGCAAGATCTCCATTAAAATAAAATGTAACTTCCTTGCATGGTTTATAGGGCGACCTGACCATACAATCCTTAAAAAATCCCTGCCCTCGTTGAATCTTATTTTTCTTAGATTTTACATAGGAGTCAACGTTCTCAGTATCAAATCTCTTGTAAAAAGTATTTAAAAAGAGTTTATCAGTATCAAATATCGAAGCCGACGCGTGATAAACCCCATGTGAACGTTTTAGAGGCAGTTTAAGAAGCTCATCCATTGGGATAGGCATCTTTGTAGGAAGCGTGTAATAATCTTCTCCTAGAAGGCTTCTTAACAAAGGGACAGATATAAGAGCATCACCGTTAATCCAGGGATGGGCTAATGATATAGGCGTACTCATGTGAAAAACCGCCTTAAATGGCCTAAAAACAGAGGGATTCGGGGTGAACGCCCGTAATCTCTCTTCTATTTCGTCAAGGTTCATCCCAGGATACCTTCTATTTTTTCAATTGTTGCTCTCATCTTATCTGCCTGCTCCACGAGGAATCTATCATAAGCTTCAGTGTGATACTCCGATAGATAGCTTAACTTAACTTCTCCATATCCTATACTGGATTTCCCGCCTATGTAGGGCCTAGCTGTCCACAGTTGCAGGGCCTTATCAAGTATGGCCCTTTCTACCTCTGTACAATCAAGCAGGCTGAACTTATGCACAAATGTAGTGCCAGGAGCGAAGCACTCAAAATTAACAATCATTTGATGGGCTGCTTCTCCTTCTTCACGTTCTCCGTGTAGATCATCTTTTCTTGTAGTGAAATCGTCAGTGAGAAGTTCATATATTGAGTTCGTTGCCTGTTCTCCGGGTTGGAAAGCTGCAAGCTCGGTACATACAGGAACGGCGATTCCGCATTTCATCTTCCCTTCTATCATCTGGTTTCCGATTGCAGAACCAAATACCGAAAGCGCAGGCAATGATGTTCTTAATTCTCGCCTGAGTGCCAGGTCAATAGCTCCGGAATCCTCGACTGATTCAAGCGTTCCCCCGGAAAAGAGCATATGATAAGCTTTCATCGACTTCATTCTGTCGTCAGCTTCTCCTTCTTCTGTCCGTTTCCCGTAGCCTAGCGTTTCAAGCATGTGAGCCATTATAAGCCGTCTAAGGACTCCCCTTATCGCGTTTCCAGAGATTACCGGGATTTCCACGCGCTTTCCGTCTACAAGGTATTTCATCCTGCGAAGTGTAGCTCTTGCGCCTGTGCTTTCATCTCCTCCGTGATGGATTGGAGTAATTGCGATTATATGCCCGTGGATATGTTCAGTTTTCATGTTTTAGCTCCTTTGCTTTTTTCTGTCCTAATAGGGCAATATATCCAGTTTGCTCTCTCAATATCTCCATAGACTCTTTTTGGTAGTATAGTCCTGTCAATAGTTCAGCGTCCACTTTAGCATTCGGGATGTGCAGAGAAGCACATAACTTCTCAAAAGCTCTTATTACGTCTGGTTCGTGGCTTGCTACTCTTAAACGGTCTGTTAAGATGTCTAAGGCACTTCTTTTTAGTGAAGTCTGTTTCTTCCAGTCCACCTTTCTATAGACTGCGGCAACTAAATCGCCTAGCTGTTCGTGTGTTTCACTTATCATAGTTCTTCCTCGTAACATAAACACATAAATCCCAAAGGGGATCATTGGATAGTTCTTTGAGTCGTTCAGCCTCGGAAAAATCGATTTTATCATATGACTTCGCTTTGAGTTCTCCTGTTAACAATTCCGTTTTATTTAGTCCTCTATCAATCAAGGACTGAGCAAAATCTAGATAGTTATCCCTTTTTCCAGCCTCGACTAAAACAAGTTCGTAATCATATCCAACTATGAAATAATTTTTATCTGTGTTTACCCGGTTTACAAGTCCAGGCCATCCTTGTTTTTTCCACGTTTGGGTAAAGTACATTACAAAGGGAGGCTCTGGGGGATTTTGTAAGATGTTCTTAGCTTCAACCTGTTTGAATGGTCGGAATTCGTCTGGGTTTACGGTCCACATTGACCGCCTATAATCCTGCGAATTTTTCATTACATTGCACTCTGGACATATACAGGAACCGCCTAGAATGAGTTGATAGGTTGTGAATTGCCCGGTGGGCTCGAATTTGTGACCGCGGTCCGTAGGCAGACCGCAATAAACACAAGTTCCTTGTATGTTGCCCTGGTCTGGCTGGATGTTTCTGGACTTACAGATTAATTGAGAAAGGGTTATTGATCCTGAATTAACATTATCACCTTCTTATTTTTGAATTCTGGAAGTGATGAGACATAAACAAACCCTCGGTCTGTTACGGTTCCGGCTGTTTCGTAGACTACGTTTTTTATAGTTATGTCTCGGGGGGTTTCGTATTTTTCAAGTTTGAATTTTCTTTTTTTCACGGTTCACCTCCTGTGTAAAGTGTTATAACGCAAATATCATATAAGCTTAACGCAAATATACCAACGAAAAAAATTAAATTCTCATGCTCCCTGAACTGTATGAAGTCCCGACGTATGATGTTTCATAAGCATAAGAGATGACAGGTTTCAAAGGAACCGTCATTATAAAATACCTTAACGAATCCATACAGTGATCTGATTGTTTTAGTGGTTTCTCGTCCCCCCGCATACACGCTTTAACGTCCCAAACGTACCCTCCGAATTCCATAATTGTGTTTATACAAGACTTATCAATAATTATAAGTTTCTCCATCAATTCTTTCGACGTTGCTCTAATACCGTCTAGAACGTCGTTTATTGCATCTACTACATGAAACCCGTTTTCCCGTAATTCGGTTTTAAAAGATGCTGCTGAAGGATCGACAATTACATACTTTATTTTATCTTCACCTATGAATTCTTTAAGATCCGCCACGAATTCTTTATCTGTTTTCTGCCTGCCTTTTACCTTAGAATCGTAGTAGTATTCTTTTTTTAGATATCGTTTGCCTTCAGAAACCCCCCATAAATGAAATACGCATGGGTTTATAGTGCCATAGTCAATCGAAACGTATTTTGAAATGCAGTTATCCCATGTTTCTTTTGTAATGTCTTTGACGTGATACGTTTCATTGAACATGTCATAAACTGTGCCTTCGGCTAGTACCCATAACCCCTGGATATACCGCTTGAACCATAGACCGGTATAGAGTTTTTTAAGGTTTTCCACGTAGGCCTTTGGAAGATTGAGGTTATCTTCTAGATTGAAATGCCAGCTTTTTAAATCGAGTTCTTCTTCTCTATCGAGATATTCAACCTTGAGCCAGTGATATGGGCCTTCTGGGTTAGTTGTCCCTATGAATCGAGCGTTAAAATCTGAAAGCCTAGAAAGAAGCATTTTAAAGAAGCTTTCTGGCCATGTTGCTACCTCATCGCCATAAGCCAAGCTTAATGTAAGCCCTTGTATCTTTGTATATGCTCTCTCATCGTTTGCTCCTACTGCATAGAAGGACCTGCCGAAAATAGTCCCTTCCCCTATACCGAGTTTAAATTTAGTATACGTTTTCCCTACTATATCCTCAAGTGGCTTGATTATATTTCTAAAAAGAGATCTAGTAGTTTTCCCTGCTAGCAGGATATTTACCCCTTTGGGGTAGTCTGCCAAAGCTGTGATAAACGCGAGAAGAGAAGCTATTGTTTTTCCAGATCGTACAGACCCCTCAAGAATATTGACGTTGGCTGTACAGTTAGCCATTACGTCAAGCTGTTTTTCTGAGAAAAGTCCTGGAGTGAAAGCCATTATTTTCCTACCTTCTTTGCACTCTGTTTAATTGCTTCTGCAAGAGCATTGAGTTTATCGTCGTCGTCTTTTGTATCTTCAGGAATGATTTTAATAATAAATTCCAGATAATCGAGGAATGTATTTTTATCTTCGGAAATGTTATTTTCTTTGATATCTAATGCTTTTAGAGCTTTTCTTAGAATTCCCGCCCTAGTTGCTTTCTCGTTTTCAAAAGTGAGCCTGTCAACTTCTTTTAAAAAAATATCGTTCTGTCTCCATAACCAGAGTGTTGAAATATGGATTCTAACCGCTTCAGCGACTTCTTCATAAGTTTTAGTGCCTTCAGATAGTAAAAGAGCGGCTTGTTTTCTTTTTGGAGTCCATGTAAAAACTTCTAATTTATTTGAATTTTCAGAAGTTTTCTTCTTTGGTTTCTTTTTTTTCTGGACCGCCATCTTCGCACCTTTCAATATATTATCTTTTATTTTATTATGTTACTATTTAAAGGAAATTAAAAATAAGGAGATTATTACTTATTCCCCAGCTTGTTATATGCAAACTCCCGGTAGATCCGGGCTTTCTCGGCTAATCCCATTTCGTGACATTTGCTTCCAGTGTTGTAGATTATTAGTATTGACATTGTTCTTCCTCCTCTTCTGGTTTCTCATCGTGTTCTTCATGTGCTGCTTCGTCATTAATCAATTCAAAGACTTTAACCCAGTTTATTTTAATCGGTATTCGTCTCCAGAATGCCGACATACACGGAGATTCGTGTCTTGTCCGGCTTTCTTCTGGAATGTTGTACGCTTCTATGCCAGGATCAGGCAGTTTGTAATCCCAGTCCATGACGGCTTTCTGTTTGTGCAGAAGCGGTTTTGTGGGTGCTTTTTTCTTTATGGAGCTGAATATTGGAGTTTTTGGAGTTGGCTGGATGCTAGGGATGATGTCAGAGAGTAACATTATAGATCATCCCACATCAAAACCGGAATCCCGTCAAGATAATCGAATTCTTCAGGGAAAAGATCATAAATTTTAGAGTCATCTACAAATCCCTTAGACCTCATGAGTATAAGTTCCTCGATAGTCATATACTCAAGATCGTCTTCTATCATATGAGAATCAAGATAATTCCATATTTTATCTGGATCGTCAAGCTGTCCTAATTCTAATAATGTAGCAAGCCTAACAAACATTTTAGCCCGTTTCAGTTTTATTTCATCTGGGAGATAATGATATCTTGATTCTGAGACACTCATTAAGCGCATTTAGACACCTCGATATAGCTCCAATTTTTTCTTAAGTTGTTTATTTAAGAACTTTAAGCGATTTTCATCAAGATAACACATTTGTCTCATTTCTTAACAAGAATTCTTGTAAGTTCTTGTAAGTTCCTACTTACAAGAATTAAAAAATCTGTAAGCGGGATACTCAAACCTTACTAATCTAACACATGAAATCGTAACACATTCTAAGCTATTCGTATTATTCTATCTATATTATTCAAAGATGTTAAACAACATTTTTAGTCAAGTTTTCATCTTTATTTTTTTAGCTTTTCTTTTTGTGTTACATTTTACCTCAAAACCTTACTTTTTCTCTCCTTCTTAGTCGCTGAGTTGTAAGTAAGTCCTTACACAAACTTACATTCTTGTAAGTTAGAACTTA